GAACTAGGTCTCCATTTAAAAACCAGACCTTTTTATTCCCTGGAATTACAGGGAGGACATTGTAGCCTTCGCTCTCGATACTTCCCTTTTTAATAGCCATAAACCCTCCGCAGAACTTGTTGGTGGATTAAAAAAATCTCTTGATCCACAAGCCATGCAATATGTCTCAAGGTGTCCGATTGTGCTGTATTGTCTGTCAAGAAACATTCTGCCTTTACATTTTTTACATTTTAGCATTAGTTTGGTATACCAATGATAATTAAGTTAACATTAAGAGAAGCATCTCCAGATGTGTTAAACTTAACAAACCCAGTAACAGAAGACGTAGATGGATCATTTAATATTAAAGATACGCTTGCTCCAGCAGGAGTTTGTCCTACGTTTATTGGGGTAGCAGTAACAATTGGGGGGAATCTAAACTCTCCTGTAAATGAATGTGAAAAAGAAATTTGCTCACCAGGGGTAACAGACTTGCTACTTGCAACTTTAACAAGTGCACCAATAACCCTAACCTCTGTAACCTTTCTATTTTGTGGACCGTTGTCTGCTGTCTGAACAGTTACATAGTCATAGGTTGCTGGAGAGACCTCTTTTGATAACTCGTTGACTGCTTGGGCTAACTCATAAACATATGCTACATCTAGTGGTTGTCCACGCTCAGGTAAGGGTATTTTTGCCATACTATAATTATACCACTATCGGAGTTTCTAAAGTAAAGATTGCTGCATCTGCAGAATAATTCTTAGGATAGACAGGTACCTGAACTGCAACCTGAAAGGAAGTTACTCCAGATGGAACAAGTATTCTAAGCGATGTTGCAGGTACGGTTTCAAGGTGAACCCACTTATCATTAGTTAGATTAGTCTTAATGTACACATCATATTCTTTAAAGATAGATGTTTCAGTCTCACCAGGATCACTTGAAGCCTTGGGATGTTGCCAAACCATGGTAATTACCTTCAATTGTCCTCCTGCAACTCCAACAGAGCAAGGTACTTTGGGTATAACCCCATTTGGTAAAAAGTAGTATGGAGACCAGTGAGAGGATCTATTCTTGTCATTTGATACCACTCTATACCTAACAAAATACCCTAGCCTACTTAAACTAAGAGATGGGAGATCTTCTTTTAAGACTATTGCCTTTTTGATTTCTTTGTCTGGCTCAAGATCGGTCAGTGCCATTACATTACATCCAAGCCAAACCTAAACTCAATGTGGTTTGAACTGTTTGCAATTTTTGTAACTGGCCTTGAGTTTAGACTTTTTACAACTGAATATCCAGTTAATCCATAAATTGGATTTTGATTTTGTGTGTTTTCTAGCCTTAAAGCATCTAGACAAACATAGAATTCGTCTGAAATAAACACCTCTTCTGTGACTTCATTCTTTTCTGTTACTGTGACATACGCTTTAACTACATCTGCATTTTTCCAAGTAAATCCAGAACTCCTATTTAATTCTTCAAACTTTGCAACAGAAATAAAATATCTTTGATTTTCAAAATCTACGTCTGGATCAGTACTGCTTAGTACTGTTTCAAACCTTGCGTACTCTCCAACGTTGTAGACATCTCCCTCTGCAAACTCTAGAATAATTCTTACATCGTGAGGCTGTACATTTCTTGTAGAGTCTTTGTTTATTACTGAGAAGGCTAGCCTTAACTCGTCTTTTGGTGATGACTTATCAAAATCTAGAGTTGCTCCTGTTAATACTAGGTGAGGGGAAAGAGCAGTCCCTAGCGTAAGTTCATCAGTAACTGGGTCTATCTCAATATCTGAAACATCTCCTCTAAGGACTACAATACTATTTAAAAACCTAGAACCTTCATACCTGTTTGATCTAGTTGAATTTGTAAAGGTTGGGTTATCTGCATTTGTTATAAATGCTTTGCTAGTTGTCTGAATGTCTCCAGCAACGTCTAATCTAGTTTCAATTGGAACAAGGGCTGTATTGTTATACTTCCAAGTTTCATCTTTATTAAATAAAAAGATTGATCGGCTATCGTTAAAGTTTGCACTTGGGTTTGATCCCGCAGACCAAATGCCAACCTCTGTTATATCATATCTGTCTAGCGTTGGAAGTTCTCCAGTAAAGACAATCTTAGATACTCCGTCTTCAGTAACGTATCCTCTTGATGTTACTGGTATTCTAAACATCTCAAAGTCCAAAGATTCTTTTGCTCTCATAGCAGTCATCTCAGCCTCTGAAAATGTATAAGAAGATGATACTGGTTTGGCTCCACAGCCAATTGCAATATATGAGGCATAGGCTGGTGCCTGACCTACAAGGTATTTTGCCAGAATTGACTGGCCTGTATTAGTTATCATTTTTACTCCTAATTAGTAATTGTATCATCAAAATACCCCCCTTGGTTGATTATCTCTATCTCTACCTGCTCTTCGTCTTCTAGGTTAACAAGATCAATTAACAGGTTGCCTGAGCCTTGCTCAAGGTAGACTATGGACCCGTTACTTCCATTACCGTATTTAGGAATCTTGTCTTCAAGTTTTATTGAAAAGTTCTTAAACAAAACATCTGATGTGCCACCAAGTTTAATTATATTATTAGAGTTATATTCAAGCATGATATTTTTTAGGTTTTTAACAATGCTATACATAATGTTTTGTCCATTTATAGCATCTGCCCTGGAAATATTAATTAGTTCTTGTCCACCAATATCTTGAAATATAATCTCAAACATAGCCTCATATGCTATTGGATCATTTAAATCATCAACGGCATTAGGGACGGCGACCTTGGTTGAGTTGGTTTGAGTGCTTCTACCAAAGTCATTAGTCCAGGTATAGGTATATGTTGCTTGATTTGCAGTTGCATCTGTAGCCATTACAATACCTCACTTAAAAAGACAGACATCTCTGGTCCGTCTTTTGATTTTGAATATTCTATATTATATACTACGAACCTAGAGCCAACAGATCCAGCCCTATTAATATTTTTTTCAACATAGTCTACTTCCACGATATCTCCTAGTTGAATCATAGGGTTTGCAAATATTTTTAAACCTATTGACTTTCTTGGCTTTGTTATTTTTTTAACTAACCAGGACATTAGGTTTTCAGCAGCATCGGCTGATTGTACGTATGGAACATCTAAAGAAAAATCTTTTTTTCCGTAAAGCATTCTGCTTGCTTTGATATCTTCATAGTTTTTTGTAACTTTATTAACAGCAGTTATAAGACCTGTTGAGTCAAACTGTGGGTCTGAAAGATTGCTATTTTTTGAAAAGTAATCATCAACACTATAGTTGTTTGTGGACTGATTTGTAAAGGCTATACCTTGAACTCTTAAATAACTTTGGCTACTTGAGTCTAAACTTAGTGTTGTATCTGTTGTATTAAAAATTAAAAACTCTGCTCCGTATGATCTGGCTCTGAACCCAGATACAGCATAGGACTTTAACTTATTAAAGGTTGGAGATAACTGTGCGTACAGTGCTGGATATGCTAAATCATATCTAAAATTAAAAGATGCTGCTTCTCTCATGATGGTACCAAACTCGTCAAAGTAGATACTAAACTTGGGAGGTTGGGAAGAACTTATGCCAGTCAGATAGGCAGCCTGGACAGCCCCACTCATTGAGTATTTTCTAAATGAATCTTGAGCACTTATTCCAGAATTACTAAATACATTTGCAACTGGAGTATCTAGTTGAAATGATGTGTTTTGAGAATAGTTATTTGCTAAGGCATAAACATTTTCAAACATAACTCTAGAAGATCCTCTAACAAAAAGTGCAAGGTTGTTATATACCTTTAATGGAGAATCGTCAAAAACTGTAGCAATAAGATTGTCGTTTAGATATAAGAAAAACTTTCTTTTTGATCCAATATCCTGGTACTCTACAGAAAGATCGTAGACAGTTGGATTTTGTTCTGCTGCTACTCTATACTGACCCACGAACTGTCCGCCATCTACAATGATGTTCGCAAGACCTTCATAAAGAGTAATAGGTATTGCAGGGCCTGACAAATTTGAAGTTTCTGCTTCTAATTTATAGAATAATACATCGTGGACATTTTGTCTTGCAGAATCATTTACCTTGGTTGCATCTAAAGCAATTATTTCAAAGTAGTATCCAGCATTTGTTTTTGGGTCAACCATGATTGCAATACCACCACTGCCTCCTGCAATTGTAATTTTTTCATCAGCAGTCTTTCCTTGTACGGTATAAAGTTCTGAAGGTCCAACTGGAGTTTGTCCATTTTTTTCGTTATCTTCAATTCTTCCAATAACTCTAAGCCTTGTTCCAAAATGTTTAAAATTATTTGAAAGTGGCTTGTAAACATAGGACAAGAAGTTTGCAGGAGTATCTGTTGTTTTAAAGCCTCCGCCATTCATAACAAGAGCGGAAGACTGTGTTGTCCCGCTCTGAGTTGAAAGCATTTTATTTACAGTAGACTCTGAAATATATTTTGATGAAAAATAATTTTTAATAATTCCATTTCTGGTTGTCTTTAGGGCAAAGGTGTTGTTAACTCCAGCAGCAACATTTTTTGTTGTTGGTGGAACTGTCTGATCAAATTTAAAAAGATACTTAGCATCCATCTCAACACCACGGACGTTGTCATTGTTTGACCAGTATGGGTTTAGGCCAGCGTTGTGTTCTGAGATGGTGGTTCCAAACTGTGCTCTTCCGTGTTTGGCAACTTCTCCATTTTTTAACTTAGACAAACCATCTACCTCTTCATAGTTTGGTTCAGAGTAGATTCTTAAAAGTCCTGTAGGGTACAGTTTCCCATTAAAGGGCAAAGAGGCAAAGTAAGTGTCATACTCACTCTTAGAGGTTATCCACACATCCCCAGTTCCAGAAATATTATATTGAACTGCATCAAACTTTATAATCTCTCCGTTGGCATAAAAGTAACCATTATACCTACCTAGATAATATATGGCTTCTCCAAGGTCCATAGTATTATTAATTATTCTTCCATTAGATACCGTTGGAGCAACGGCTGATAAATAAGAGTTCAATGGGATTGCACTAAGATCATAGGTGGAGTTATTCTGTACCTCTTGGTTTATTGATTTTGTGCTTTCTTCCCCAGAAACTTCCCACAAAAGTACTGGCTTGTATATATACATTCTTTCCTGTTCAAGCATCTGGGCTGCTTTAATGGTTCCAACAGTTCTTTCTATATGTCTTGTTGTGTATGATATTTGTCCAGCATTATAGACTTCGCTATCTTGACTAGTCAGTTCCATGATGTTTGCAAGTTTAGGCTTTGTGTCTTTATTTTTAATTACTTCTACCTGTGCGGAATCTGAAGATCCATATAAAGTTAAATCTGTAGGTCTTTGTGCTGCAGTTGGCATAATAAAATCTTTACTCATCATTATAAAATTATTATATTCGTCAAAGAACATTGCTGTTTGTGTTGAAACTGCTAGGTCCTGCAATATTTGAGCAACGCTTTTGTCTGGTGGAATAAAGAAGTATGGAATAACCATTTCGGATTCTCCTTCCACTCTTTTAAATACATAATTAGAAAATCCAATAGAGTCTAAAAGTAAAGATACAGCAGCGCTAACAGATGTGTTTGTTGACAATATCTCTGGTGCAGTTTGAGATTCAAAATAGAAGTACAGATCTCTTAGGGCGAGAGAGACCACCTTTGACTGGTTATCAACCTTTGGAAATCCGTCAGAGTACATGGTTTTTATAGGAACATAATAGTCTATGAGTCTTGCATCTGTCAAGACTTCATAAAGTTTTATTTGAATATTTTTTATATTTTGATTTGCAATAATACTAAGAGTGTTGTTTTTATTAAATGCATCATCAAAATCAAAAAATGTTATATTACCAGTTGATGCAAGAAGTTG